ACCCACCATGGCCCCGGCGAAAGGCGCCGCCGCTGCTGCTGGAATTGCGGCATCGTTGCTGATTATTCTGTTCTTTGCGGCGCAGGCCCGCGCGGAACCCGGCCACAGAACCATGGGCTTCACCTGCGTCGATGTTCAGTACGTTCTGGCCACGCGCTCGTGGAGTGCGATCGATGCGCTGGTTTCGAGGATGGGCGAAGACGACAAGAAGCGAGCGATGCAATGTCTGACGCGGTCGCAGCAAGCGAAGGTGCGGGCGAGATACGGGAAATAGCCTACCGTCTCGTCCCGAACGTCATCGTTGCCCCGTCGAACATCAGCGGAAACCACGATCCATCCTCATCGTCGCGGATTTTCAGAGCGCCGATATCGACCTTGCCTTCCCATTCCGCCATCTGAATATCCCAGCGCTGTCCTTCCGGGCTTTCCTTGTTGGCTGGTTCGCGCTCGCGCAACCACTTGCGCGGGAAGGTCTGGCCGATCACGAAATCGCTGTTCTGCTTGATGGCATCGCCGCCCCAGAGGGATTGGCTGGAGAACCGCCAGTGCTTAGCGTTGAACTGGCTTTCGCGGGTGAGCTGCGCCAGTTGGAAGATCACGATGTCGAGGTCTTTCGCCAATTGCTTGAACAGCATCGCCGCCCGCTCGACCGTCTGCACCGCGGTATCTCTTGGATGCTCCGGCTTGATCAGCAATAGATGGTCGATCCCCATTGCGCCGATGCCATGCAGGCGCTTCATGGCGCGGGCTTTGCGGGCAATAGTCGACGCCTTCTGCTGGCCGCTATCGTCGAACAGCACGCGGACGCGCGAGGCTGACCGCGCGGCGTCCTCCAGTTTGCGGAATTCATCTTCGTCGATCATGCCAGAACGCTGCCGGCGCGTTGAGACCTGAGTCCATGATGCCAGCACCCGGCGCGCAATCTGCGTCCCGGTCATTTCCTGGCTCACGAAGAACGATGGACGCCCCTGCGTCGCGTCGAGACTGCTTTCCGAAGCCGCGCACAGGATCTGCGTCAGAAGCGCCGTTTTGCCGTGACTGGAAGGCGCGGCAATTGTGATCAGGTCGCCGCCGAACAACGGGCCGAACAGGTTGTCGAGCTCATAGATACCGGTGCGAAGGCCCACCTTCCGATCCGCCGAGTGCTGATATCCGTCTGCGGTCTGCTTCACCGCGGCGCCAGCGGCTTCGTGCAGCCAACGGATGGACGTGTCGGCTTTACCGGAGCGGATTTGCCCCAACTCCTGGTCCGCTTCCTCGATCAGGTCATCGACCGACCCTGTGTCGATCCCGCCGTGGGCTCGATAGGCCAGCATCTGGCCAAACGAAATCAGCCGGCGCCGATTGTAGAGGTCGCGCACGGTCCTTGCATAATCGGTGGCGTTGATGACCGATGTGGCCGAAGCCGCCACCCGCGCCACGTACTTACGCAGCGTGATCGGGCCGACCTTTTCGGTCGCATCCTTGCCGAGCGCCGCGATTAGCGCCACCGGGTCTGCGCGCTCGCCTCGCTCGATTCGAGCGCCAGCGAGTTTCCAGAGCGTTCCGTGCACCGGTTCGGAAAAGCACTCCGGATCGACGATCTCGCACGTCGCGAAATACGCATCCGGGTTCATCATGACCGCGCCGAGCAAAGCTTGCTCCGCTTCCGCGGATGCCGGCAGTTCGAATTGGTCTTGGTTTGGGTTTGCGTTCAAGCGACGATCCGATCGGAAAAGAGGTCGTTGTGCCCGGCGCCGAGCGGCGAAAGGTTGATGCGGAGATATTCCGCGATCAGAGCTGCTTCGGCGGCGTCCTTGGACGGCACGGACCACTTCAGCAGGCGGCACCGATCGAGCGCCTGTTGCTTCCACCATTCGGAAGCGTTGGCAGTGCCTTTCGGTGCGGTGCGGCGTCCATGAATAACCTGCCGCCACTCCTGGACGTTGACTTCCTTGTACGGGATGCGGAGTTCTTCGCAGACTTCGATGGCGTGACCCATGATGCCGTACAGCCCGCGAAGGGTTTGATACGTGGTGATCGGTTGCTTGACCCTGCGGATGGATTGTCCGAACGCCTCGGACTGTCCGTCGAAAGAAATTGCCGTTCGCTGCAGGTCGGAGCGCAACGGTTCTTCGATGGCGACGCGGTTGATCGGGCGATTGCGCTGCAGGAATTCCCGCCACCACATGCGGAAATCCATGAAGGCTTTGCCCTGCCTGCCCGCCTTGTTTTCAAAGGCGGCGGCCTCGATCAGCCGGTCGCCGTCCATCAGGGCGGCGCCGGACTTTCGCAACGCTGAATCGAGGCCGACGAGTCGCATCAGTGCGCCGACGCTGCGGAGGCGTCGCCCTTCGGAGCATGGCCGGCAGCCTTGGCTGCGGCTTCGCCGAGCGGGCCGAGCGCCGCAACGAGGATTTCGTATGCGTTGGCATCGCCGTCGTCGAACCCGTCCGGAATCGCTTCGATCTTGCGCTGCAATTCGCGCTGTTTGACGAGGCCCTGAAGCGCCTTTTTCGGGACGCCGCTGTCCTTGGCTTCCTTGTAGACTCCCTTGATGTCGTTCCGGCGGTCTTTGCAATCCGCCATGTACGTGCCCTTGGCCGACTCGCCTTCGGCCACGAGATTTTCGATGCGCCGTAGAAAGTCGGCGGCCTTTCCTTCGATGCTGTTCTTCGCCAATGCCATTTTAACCTCCTATGCAGCTTGTTGATCGAACTTGGTCGCCTCATTGCCCCAGCACGTCCAGTTCGGACGCGACGCTCTGGAAAACAATTCGAGATACGGGCCGTCGGTGTAGCGCTCGATGCGCTCAATGATTTCGTCGGGCTTGCGCGAGTGCTGCCGGCGCGGCGACATGATGACCTCGTGCACGCCGGCGTCTCGACGGACGGACTTGCCGCGCTTGCCGATCAGACAGAACTCGGCGTTCTTGCGCGTGGTGAAGCCGCCGCCCATCGCGAGATCGCCGCGCATGACGAACATCGGCGCCGCGCCTGGGTTCAACTTGATCCAGACGAAGCCCATCCCGGACGGCTTGAAGCCCCACGCCTTCATCAGCGGCAGATGAGCGCCGATCGCCAAAAGCGGTCCGGTGATCCAGAGAAACAGCGCGGCGTCGTCGGCAACATGGTCGCCAACCGGGAGCGCCTGAATCTCCTCCATCGACATGCACGAGTAATGGCGCATGGCATTGCGTCCGGGCTTCGCCGCGCTGTTGGATTTGAAACGCCAAGGCGGATCGGCCATGACGGCGCGGTAATCCCGGCGCGGGAGGTCCAATGCGATAGGGGATGACTCGCTCACGCGGCCTCCGGCGGCATGAAATACCGGCGCGCCGCTTCCGCGATGACTGCGGCAAGCGTGGTGCGCTGTTCGGTGGCGTACCGTCGGGCCGCTGTGCGGACCTCGCGCGGCATGGCGAAATAGATCGAGAGCGCTTCCGTCATGACTTGCGAGGGATCGGCGTTATTGTCGACCGCGAAGGCGTTGAGGCGGGCGCCAAGGTCGGCAGGCACCAGAACGCGGCTGCCGAAACTGGTCGGCAATTCCATCATCATGATGCGGTGGGAATTGGCGCTCTGCTCAGCTTTCACGCGGTCGGTGTAGGCCGCGCCCACCATGCCGCCCACGCCCTCGGCGTAGAGATTCACGAAAAGGGTTTTCGGAAACGCGCTCACGCGCGCACCTCTTCAGCGGTCGGCGTGGTCGCGATGCGGTAATGGGGCGGGCAATAGGAAAGCCCATCCAAGGTTTGGCAGCCGCAGAACGTGTACGGCCCCTCCCCGTGTGGCCAGCGGCAGGAATCGGACTTCAACTCCGAGAGCGGGATGGCGAGGAAGTCCGGGGTCGGAATTGGCTCAGGCTCGACATGCCGGGGGGGCTCCGTGGCAGTTCCAATTTGCGGCCGGCTGAAACGGCCTGGGCGCGACAGCCTCTGCGTCAGGCCTCGATTTCGGTCATGGCGCGCTTTGGCCATGGATCGCACGCGCTCCACGCGAACCGTGTCGGTTTGTATCGCGAGCCCAAGGCGGTGGATTTTGCCGATCACGGCGTTGCGAGTGATCCCGCCCATCTGCTGGCCGATGACTTGCCCGGACAGGCCCTGCGCATACAGGCGCTTCAGCTCCTCGACCCTATCGTCGCTCCAGTGCGTACCCATCACGCGGCCCCCGCGGGCAAGAGATCGGCCAATTTGGTGCGCAGGACGTCGATATCGTCGCGGAGTTTTTGGTCGGTCTCGAGAAGCCTTCCTATTTTGCGATGCCCGTGAATCGCGCAGGTGTGGTCGCGCCTGACCCGGCGCCCGATGTCCTTCCATGACCGGTCGAACGATGCGCGCAGCAGGTACATGGCGACCTGACGGGCGAACGCGACCTTGGCGACTCGCGTGGGGCCAAGGATTTCCCGAAGCGGGATCTCGTAGTATTCCGCGACCGTCGCCACGACCGCCTTCATCGGCATGGTGCGATCCATGACAACCTCCGGGCGGACGGGCGGGATTTCCGCGGCGATGATGACCGCTGTCGGCGGCACCGGATGCGGCATAGGCGGGACCGGAGCCGGCTCAGACCGTGGTTTGAGGCTGCGCAACCTGGCGCGCGTCTCGCGATAGTTTTCCAGGCACGCCACGCCGCTGTCGAATTCCTTCACTCCCAGCATTTTTTTCACTCCTGATACTGATTTTCGTTTGTAAAAGGTTGCCCGCCGGCACCGTGGGGGACAGTGCCGGCGGGCGTCACACGCTCGCCGTCAGTTGGGGGAGGCGGGATAGCGAGCGCGGATGGGAACGAAAGACGTTTGCGCGCGGAGTTGCGCCGCGAATTCATGCGCTCGTATTCGAGATCGAACAGGCTTGGAGGCACAGCGCATCGCTCCCCGTTTACGAGACGAGATCACGCGGTACGCAACTGAACTGTGGGATTGGCCCTCGGTCCCCCCGAAGTCGCTCCCCGACTACTCGCCGCGACGTGCGGCATCAGAAATTCCGCCTACGTCAGCAGGCGTATGATCGCGAGGCGACCGGCGTCAGAGACGCGGTAGCCAGCGAGCCAATATTTCGCCATGCGGGGCTGCACTCCGGCAGCCGCCGCCCAGCACTCCGCTGTTTTGTCAGGCCAAATTCCGCGCGCGGCGCGGACGTGAATAGTGGTGCAATCCGTTGCACCGTGGAGCAACCCGTTGCCCCGCTTTTCCATCGACGCGACGACGATGGCAGACGATCCTGCACCCATGACGAACTCCCCCGATACACGAACACAAACTGACCGCGCGATTGCCCCCAACGCGCGGAAAGGGACCGGAGAGGCGGCGTACCGCGTGCCTCTCCGGTCAACTCTTCACAGCCGCGCGGATGCGCAAAACCTGAACCGACGGTGACGCGATGGAACGCAACAGTTTTCTCGAAATCGAAAATGTTCTGCTGTGGTGCGGCGTCTTCGCGCTGGCGCTCTTGGCGCACGGCGGATGACTCCCACCGCACAGACCGCTGATTTGTTTCGATTCCAACCGTCAATGCGGAATTTACCGCCTTGCGGGAATTTGATGCTTGAAGGCAGGGAAAACCCTGACAAACTCGCCCATTGCGGCTTAGATGACGAGGCCCCCTATGGGACAAGCTGCCCCTATCCGCGTGCGGAAATTGCTCCGCATCGAACACGACGACGCCGACGACATCGTTATGACTTGGGAAGCGACCGACGATCAGGTCGTCATCGTGATCGACCGACCCGCATTCCAAGACGCTGCCATGATGCAAGGAGTCTTCATCCGCAGTCAGTGATCGGGGGATCGCATGAATGGGAAGAACGGATTTCCGCTGATCGAACGCAACGCGATCCCGGAAATTTACGTCGATGGGGCCTACAGGTTGGACAACCTCGGTGGCCTCTTTCACAAATACTATTTCCGGTACGAAAGAGATCCCGACATCAACAGCGGGTTGATCTTCCGAGTGCCCGTCCTGCGGACGATCTGGACGCGCGAGCACTTCATCCTCAACGCCGGCAACGGATTGGTCGCCATGCGAACGGGCGAGCAGGACATCCCGCACATCATTCCGGAGGCGTTCCGCGACAGATCGGGGATGCAGTAGCGTCACGCAGCGTCCTCGCTTTGCGGACGACGGCACGCCATCAGGATTTTGTGGATCGGAATGCCCGTGATGGATTCAATCGGCGTCCACAGCCGCTCTCGCGGCACGCTCATGCGTTTTTCCCAGCGATAGACGGTCATCCCGTCCACCCCGAGCGCCTCGCCGAGCGCATCCTGGCTCATGCGCGGGCTTCTGCTTTCGCGGAATTGGACGAGGGGATGCTGTGCTTCGCTCATTCCTCACTTATACGCAAAATGTTGGTAATTGCAAGCCGCTCCCATGTGGACGGTGTTTCACGTGCAACATTTTGCGAGAAGTGACGTAGACACAATATGTTGGCAAGTAGTGGCATGGCAGGACGAGTCCGAATCGGACCCCGACGACCGCGGCGCATGTACCTGGCCGAGTGGCGAGAAGCGCGCGGACTGTCGCAAAAGGCTTTGGGCGAGCGCCTGGACCCCATCGTGACCGATATGACCGTCTCGAGGTGGGAGAAGGCCGCCCGCAGCGGGACCGTCGCCGGAGCCTCGCAAATGAGTGCCGGCGTGATCGCCGCGGTGGCCGAAGCGCTGGATATCGAGCCCCAAGACCTCTACCGGCACCCCGACCAGCCCAGCGCCGACGAACTGCTTCGCGGCGTTTCGCAGGAAATCCGGGACGATGCTCTCACAATGATCGGCGCCCTGGTGGCCAGCCGAGGCCGCCGGTGAGCGCGAATCACTTCCGAGGCGACGGATGCCTGTCCGAGCCAGAACAACGCATGGGCGACCGCCTGGCTGGCTTGGAGCGCAAAATCGGACGGACGAATCGGATTCTCACGGTCGCCGGCGCATCCATTGCCGCCGCCGCGGCAAAGGCGTGGATCCAAGACGATGGATTCGTCGGATACGGGGTGTTCCTGGCCGTGTTCGCGGTGGCCTATCTCGCAATCGATCAGCTGATCGAGCGGGACATCACGCTGAAATAGCGCGGAAGAATCCGTCGATTCTTAACTGTGTTAAAGCAAGCTAAGTATATGTTTTTCTTGTTCTAATCGATGGTGAAGAAGGGTTCGGGAGGCCAACACCCCCCTTACCCCCAACGGCCACCGCCATTGTCTGGGTAGGGAGATATCGGCCGGTCCTAATCGACGGAGCCAGAATGGGACCTTCGGCCGTGCTCGGCGATTTCCCCAACGGCGCATCCGAGCAGGGCAATTGCCCTCACACCCTGCGCCTGCCGTTCCTGTTGGGAGAGCTGAGCCCCAAGCGTTGGGGTCCAGCCACGACGGCAACCCACCAGACCGACTAGGTCTTGTGTCCGACGCGCCGCTGAGGTATAGGGGCAGTATGTGATTGAGCCCCCGGTGGCCTCACCGGTCGTCGATAGCGCCCCGCCAGCAAGCGGGGCGTTTTTCGTTTTCCGCACGCACGAACACGCTTCCCCATCGGCTATGGAATCCGTTCGCAAGAAAGTCAACATTCTGCGTATATCTTGCTTGCAAAGCCCGTAAGTCTGATCTATACACAACATGTTGACTAACGGGGAGCGGACAAATGGCTTATTTCCCAAGGGAAACGCGAGATGAGGCCAGGGGGCGTACGGCGGTTGCCGCGGCCCGCGCTCAGGGCATCGGCGCTTTGGACGCCGCGCTGAAGGGGATTGATGCGCAGTTTTCCCCGGCGGGAGTTTTCAACAAGAAAAAAATCGATGTTGAGCGGCTGATCCGGAAAAGCTTCGGGCACCCGGAAGTGCGCGCGCGTTTCTCCGGCTACATCGGCCGCTTCGTCGAAGGCGAACTGACGCTGGACGAAGCCTGCACGCTTCTCAAACTCGACTGCTCCATCAAACGTCCGGGCGAACACATCCGGTTGCCTTCGATGGTTCGCGGCGAACTTCACATGATTTTGCGGCTGATGCGTCGCAAGGGGATGCACGCGGAGTTCGCTGAGACGGTCGCCGGGTTGCGCGCGCCGGTGTTTGCGGAGGCTGCGGAATGAGCACCCAGCCAGACTACAAATTCGAATTTCGGGTGATCGACAAGACGTCCGGCGAAACCGTGATCGCGGACGATTGTTCGATTTCGACCATCGACGATTTCGGCGGATGCGAAATGGTCGACATGCACGTGTCGTCCACGCTGCGCGCATTCAACCGCAAGATTCGCGCCGAGCACGAGCGCAAGAACTACCAGAACGAGGAGGCGTGAGCATGAGCGACAATGACCCGCGCAGCACCCTCGATATGGTTCGCGACCTCAAGGAAAGCAATTCTGAAATGCTGACGGCGCTCAAACGCATCGGCGCGGTGCTCAGCACCCGGAAAATTACCACCAACGACGACGAATTGTGGGCGGCCTTCAGCCAAGTGATTGCTGTGGTGGCTAAAGCCAACGCCTCCCAGCACGAGGAGGCGTGATCGTGCCTTTCCAATCTCCCGATCAATACCCTCTTTCGCTTGGCGAGCGGATCGTAATCGCAGCGCTGGTCGCAGCGATTGTTCTGGTCGCTTCCGCGCCATTCCTGGGAGCGCTGTGATGAACGCGCCAGCCGTCCGCCAGCGAAATTCCGACGACCGAATCTACAACGGTCTGGAGTTCGCCGTTCTGGAGATCGAAGACGCCGGCCGCATCCTCGCCGCCTCCATCAAGTCGCTCCGCGATAACCAAAACTCCCGCCACATGGTCGGCGTCAAAACCGCCAGCGAACAGACGGCGAAGGTTGCAAACCAGATCGCCGCGCTGAGCCAAGTTCTCGCCACCACCGCAACAACTCACGTCAACCGCAGGAGCCGCGTATGAGTGTCCAAGCCAAGACCATCGAACACGAGCCGACCACCGCGCTTGCGCCGACAACCGGTGGCGCGCTCACACCCATGGACATGATCGCGCGCGCGTCCGAGTCCGGCGCCAGCGTCGAAACCCTGGAAAAACTGATGGCGCTGCAGGAGCGCTGGCAGGCGCAGCAGGCCAAGCAGGCGTTCGACGAGGCGATGGCGGCGGCGAAGGCCGACATGCCGGTCATTTTCAAGAACCGCACCGTGGACTTCACCAGCGCCAAGGGCCGGACTAACTACCGGCACGAGGACATGGCCGGGATCGCGCGCCAAGTCGATCCGATCCTTGCCAAGCATGGGCTGTCCTACCGCTACAGGACCAGCTCCGTGCCGAACGAGCCGGTCACCGTGACGTGCATCGTGTCGCACCGCATGGGCCACAGCGAGGAGAACACCCTCTCAGCCGGCCGCGACGACACCGGCAACAAGAACAGCATCCAGCAGATCGGATCGACCGTCACCTACTTGCAGCGGTACACGCTCAAGGCTGCGCTTGGGCTGTCGGCGTCGATGGACGACGACGCCAAGGCATCATCGACCACCGTTGACCTCACCACCATCACCGACGCGCAGGACGACGAGATCAAGGCGTTAATCGGAGCCCGCTCCAACCCCGCCGCTGCGCTCGACAAGTTCCTGTCCATCTTCAAAATCGAAAGCACCGCGGACCTTCTCGCCGCCGACTTCGACCGCGCCAAGGCTGCGCTGCAGAAGCCAGCCAAGAAGCCGGAGGTAGTGTCATGATGCAGATCATCGATTGCGAACAGAACTCGCCGGAGTGGTTTGCCGCGCGCCTTGGCATCCCGACCGCATCGGAGTTCAAGAAGATCGTGGCGGTCAACAAGGACGCCAAGGACAAGAAAACCCGCACAGAATATATGCGGAAGCTGGCCGGCGAACTGCTGACCGGTGAGCCCATGGATAGCTATTCCAACGCGCACATGGAGCGCGGAACGGCAATGGAGGACGAGGCGCGTAACTTGTATGCCTTGACCTTCGACGCCGAGCCGCAGCGCGTTGGCTTTATTCGCAATGGCACCACAGGGTGCAGCCCGGATAGTTTGCTCGGCGCCGGCGGCGGCTTGGAGATCAAGTCGGCGCTGGCTCACATTCAAATCGAACGGCTGGAACGCAACGAACTGCCGAGCGAACACCGGCTGCAGGTTCAAGGCTGCCTCTGGATTGCCGAGCGCGAATGGTGGGACTTCGCCAGTTATTGCCCGCGGCTTCCGCTGTTCGTGACCCGCGTGGTGCGCGACGAAAAGTGCATCGCCGAATTGCGCGCCGCTGTCGATCAGTTCAACGCCGAACTGGCCGACCTTGTTGAGAGGATCAGGGCGTACGGCTCCGCCGAAAGGGTCGCAGCATGAACGCACCCCCGCCCCTTCATTGCCGTTGGGACGGTGACGCCTTCGCGCCATTGCGCCCGCTGGTGGCCGACAAGCATTTCGTGGTTGGCGAAACCTATCCGCTGGTCGTTCACGAGGAGCGGTCGCAGTCGAGCCATAACCATTACTTCGCAGCCGTGCACGAGGCATGGAAGAACTTGCCGGAGGACGTCGCCGAGCGCTTCCCCACCAGCGAACATTTGCGAAAACGCGCCCTGGTCGATGCCAAATACTACGACGAAGAAATCATCGACTGCGGCAGCAACACGGTTGCGCCGAACGTCGGCGCCGCGATCCGCAAGCGCGACGACTTCGCGATCATCTTCATCCGAGATCAGTTCGTCATCGTCCGCACCGCGAAATCCCAGTCGCTTCGTGCGATGGGCAAAAAGGACTTCGAAGCGTCCAAGGCTGCGGTGCTCGAGATCGTGTCCGGCATGGTCGGGGTTTCGCGCGATGCTCTGACTCAGAACACCGGGAAGGCGGCATAGGCCATGAGCGCGCGCCGGGCCCACGTCAGCCTCAAGACCAAGCTGTGCTCGGCGCTGTGCCAACTTGTGCGCTACGACGAAGCCAATGCCGAGTACGTCAAGATCATCCCTTACGAACTGTCCAAGCGGCTGACCGAGGATGAGATCCTGCGCCGGTTCGACTTCCATCACTTCCCGATCCCGAAGGCGCACGGCGGCAAGGACGTTCACTGGAACCTCCAGCCGGAGGAAAAGGCCGCACACAAAGAGATCACCGCCAAGATCGACGTACCCCGCATTGCCAAGGGCAAGCGCATCGAACGCCGGCAGGCCGAGCACGACGCCATCAAGGTTGCGAAACTGACCGGCGCGGGCGTGGTCCGCCGCCGCAAGCACAGCATCCCGAGCCGCCCATTTCCCCAGGGCAAGCGCCCAATGCAGAGCCGGGGGTTCCGGTGAGCAAGCCCCTGCCGTTTACCCAGGCGTCCGTGACCAGGCGCATCGCTGCGGCCCAAAAGGCCGGGCTGCGGGTAATTGGCATTGGAAATGACGGCACGGTGCTGGTGGACGACGGGGACAACCCGTCCGTTCCAATTCCAGGGAGTGTCGCACCCTCACAGTATGCGCCCACCTCCAAATGGGAGGACCGGGAGCAATGACCATGAAACTCGATTTTCCCTATCTCAGCGCCGAAAAGAGCCGCCACGGCACGCCGCGGCTGTACGTCCGGCGCCACGGACGCCGCATCAAGATTAGCGAATCCTTGGGCTCGCCAGCCTTCCTGCGGGCCTATCAATCCGCGATCGCGCGCCTTGAAAAGCCGACGGCGCCCGGCCGGCCGGAGCCCCATCGCTGGCCCCGGGGATCGTTCGGGGAACTCGCCCACCGCTATTTTGCCGCGCCTGAATTCACCGGGCTAGACCCGATTTCCCAGCGGACCCGCCGCCAGGTGATCGAGGCCTGCCTGATCGAACCCCACACAGACACCGACCCGGACCCTATGGGGAATTGCCCGGTGGCCCACCTGACGCCGAAGAAGATCAAGCGGCTACGGGATCTCAAGGGGAAGAAGCACGGGGCTGCGAACAACCGCCGCAAGTACCTGTCCGCCATGTTCGGCTGGGCCATCGAGGCCGACCACATGGCCGCGAATCCGGTTCGCGACGTGAAGGCCAAGAAGTACGCCAGCAGCGGGTTCTACACCTGGACGGTCGAGGACGTGCGCCGCTACGAGGCCCGGCATCCGGTGGGCACCAAGGCCATGCTGGCGCTGGCGCTGCTGCTCTACACAGGCGCACGCAAGGGTGATGTGGTGCGCTTCGGAGCGGAAATGGTCCGAAGCGATGTCCTGAAATTCGTGCCCCGCAAGACCCGGCACAAGCGCAAGACGCCTTCCGAAAAGCCCCTCCTCCCTGTGCTGCGGAGCATCATAGAGCGCAGCCCGTGCGGGACCGGGACGTTCCTCGAGACGTCGTTCGGCAAGCCGTTCACGGCCAACGGGTTCGGCAACTGGTTCCGGGAGCGGTGCGACGAGGCAGGCCTGACGCAATGCACCGCGCACGGGCTGCGGAAGGCTGGAGCCACGATCGCCGTGGAGAACAACGCCACGACGCACCAGCTTATGGCGATCTACGACTGGACCACCAGCCGGCAGGCCGAAACCTACACCAAAGCCGCCAGCCAGAAGAAGATCACCAGCGGTGCCATGCACCTGATCCAGCCGGCCGCGGAGGGGTTGCACTGATGCGCCATGTCGCACCCGCAGACCATGGATTGTCGCACCCGTTGAAATACCGGGCGAATTTTGCGGTGATGGTGGGAGAGGTAGGCCTTCCCTCTTTCTGCAAAATCAACAACTTAGTTCAAGTGCGACAGCCGAAGAGCCCCAGCGGATTGCTGGGAAACCACGGGTCATTGTCGCACCTTTCCACTGTTCTTGATCGGGGATTTGCGCGTCGGAAGGCAGACCGGCGCGCGCTCAACCGTACCCGAGGACGACCTATGAGTTTGCCTGTTTCCCGATTGATCGACGCCTACAAGACGGACCCGGATTCGAGCTTTCACAAGCTGCGCTTCCACTCCCGCCAGAACTACACCTCCCTTATGTCCCGGCTTGAGCGGGATTGCGGGGCGACGGACGTGGCCGAGCTCAAGGCCCGGACGCTGCTGCGCCTGCATGAAGGCTGGGTCGGCGCCGGCAACCACGTCGCGATGGCTCACAGCCTGGTCGGGATGCTTCGGACCCTGACGACGTTCGGCACCACGATCCTTGAGGATGCCGAGTGCGCCCGGCTGTCCGGAGTCCTGTCCAAAATGCGCTTCAAGATGCCGAAGGCCCGCACCGAGCGCATCACGGCACCGCAGGCCATGGCGGTCATCGACCAAGCCCACAAGATGGGGCTGCACTCGATCGGCTTTGCCCAGGCGCTGCAATTCGACCTGATGCTGCGGCAGAAGGACGTGATTGGCGAATGGGTGCCCGAGAGCGAGTCCGGCCAAGCCATCGTCTCGCACGAGGGCTACAAATGGCTTCGCGGAATTGTCTGGTCTGAGATCAACAGCGACTTGATCCTCACGCACGTCACGTCGAAGCGCGGCAAAGAGATCGTTGTGGATCTGAAACTTGCCCCGCTGGTGATGGTCGAACTGACCCGCATTCTTGAAAGCGGCGTTGCACCGAAGCCAGGCCCGCTGATCGTCGCGGACGCCACCGGCCTGCCCTATTGGAACTATGCCTTCCGCCGTCAATGGCGGCTTGTGGCGTGCGCGGCCGGCGTTCCGTTGACGACCTTCAACATGGACAGCCGCGCTGGTGCGATCAGCGAAGCGACGGACGCAGGCGCCGAGCTCGAACACGTTCGCCACGCGGCGACACATTCCGACATTGCGATGACCCAGCGTTACTCCCGCGGATCGACCGACAAGATCGCGGGCGTGATGGAGAAGCGCGCAGCGCATCGTTTGAAACAGCAGGAGGATGCGGCGTGAGCCGCATTCCCCGACAGCGCATTAAAGCCCGCCTTTGCGGGAAAACATCGAAGGAGAGACAGATGCCAAAGAACGATGACCTCAAGAAGATTTTGGAGACTGAGTTTTCGGAGCAGTTCGTGGAGGGGATGCGTTCCCGGATGGTGGTCAGCTTCTACAAGTACGGCCCACTGGCTGACGCCTACCCGCACAAGGTCAGCGCCGTAGCGTCTCTGACGGATCGGCTCCGCAAATACGCGGAAACCAAGAACACCGAATACCTGATCGACGCAGCGAACTTCGCGATGATCGAGTTCATGCATCCGGCGGTCGAGGGTGCGTTCTTCGAGGGCACGGATGATAGCGGCTCGCCAGGACGGCGCGCTGTCGGATCGGGGGCGATTGATCGGCGCGACAACGCTTTGATCGGCAAGAACCCGAACAGCAAGACCGCCGCGTTCAGATAACGCGGTCGCTTGTTTATCATTAGCAGGAGAACTCAGATGGGCTTGGTTTCGGAGAGCATCTTCAACGGCAAGGGCGTCCTCGTCCCCCTGGCTGACGTGCAGCACATCGAATTGCACAAAGCCCCCGGACTGATCGTCATCACCCGGCACACCCGCTGGGACCACGAGGCAGGAAGCTGGGCGAACAACATCTGGATCGACGGCGACGAAGCCGACGCCTTCAAGGCCGCGTGGTGCCGATACCGCAGCGAACTTGAGAGCGCCACGCTGGCCGACCTGAGCCCGCAGGCCGCGTAAGCCGTTCCATCGTTATCAAGCACAAGACGCCCAATCGGAGAGATATCAGATGGACAAGAAGTTGAAGGCCAAGTGGCTCAATGCGCTTCGGAGCGGCAAGTACAAACAGGGCGATGCCCAACTGTGCGATCTTGAGGGGCGGTTCTGCTGCCTTGGTGTTCTCGCCCTTATTCAAGGATGCCCGGCTGACGCCATCACTGGCGCGGTCACCAGCACACTGCCTCGCGGGTACAACGCGGGGCTGAGCAATCGTGATCGCTCCAAACTGGCAGCCATGAACGATGGCTCGTGGGAACCAAAATCAAGGACGATGTACGAGCACCACACCTTCAAAAAGATCGCGGATCACATCGAAGCGAACCTCTAACGAGGACGAAGGGCGCGCTCAGTAGGACAGGTATCAAATGGTAGCCTTCAACTTCGCCCCGCAGTTCGCCCCGCTGGTCGCGTCTGGCGTCAAGTGTCAGACGATCCGACAGACGGCGCGAGCCAAACCGGGCGACCGGCTGCAACTCTACACGGGCCAGCGCACCAAGGCGTGTCGCAAGCTGGTCGAGCCTGATCCGGTCTGCGTCCTAGTCGATTACGTCAGCATCCGTCCCGAATATCTCACGCTCGGCAACGCCGCGAAGCACGCTGGCGATGCGGACGCCTTCGCAGTGCGCGACGGGTTCGAGGGCTACGACGATATGGTCGAATGGTTCTTCGAGACGTATGGCACGCGATATTTTCAGGGCTACGTCCACTGCTGGACACCGCGAGAGGTGCTGCCATGACTGACCCGTCGCCCTATCCGCTGGTCAAGGAACGCGATACCGCTCGCGATTTTCTTTATGTCGGATGCGAGGGCGGTCACGACATGCGGCATATCGGCGGGCGCAACGCCGGATGCGCGCCCGACTGCGGATGCTCCATTCCGGTACACACCTGCTCCCGCTGCGGAGATTGCGATCATGCTTATCCGGTTGACACATGCAGACACTAGTGCTAGAACCATAGGCATACCCGAGCAATCCCGCTCGGCTCCTTTGGAGGGTTAGATGCTTGTAAGAGCGCAGCGGACCGAAGGCGATATTGAGAGGATTTCTGTTTTCGAGCAGATGCACTCCCCGCTCGAATATCGCTGGGCGGCATGTTGGGGCACATACGATAGCGGCAGCGTTTGCGGCCTTGGCCCAACGCCGGAAGCCGCTAAGGCCGATCTCATTGAGAATTATGACAGGCCGGCATCGTTTGACCGCGACGAAGGCGAGATACTTGCGGCCATCAGCCAAAAGTATCGCGGTGACCACAATATCGAGACGTTGTTCGTCATTTTGACGCGAGTGGCATTCGAGCGGCTTCAACTGCTGGAGGCGCTCAAGGGTCTGATTGAAGCGTCCGGCGGCATGGCCCCCGTCGGCGCGGAGTCCAAGTACGAGACGGCTATGGAGCGGGCGGAAGCCGCGATTGCCAAGGTGAGGGTCTAAGCCATGACGCTTAAGAGCACATCTGACGGCTTTTCGTGCCCTAAAGAGCACGTTCCGAGTTCGCCGCCACTGGTTGATCCTCAACCCTACCAGATGAGCGACAGGGCCTTGCTGATGGAGTGCCTTTACGTGCTTCACAGCTTCGCCCTTGAGCAAACGGGCTGGCGCGGGTTTTTCCGGCGCTGGTACTACTCGGATGAGCCATTGCGGCACGACGCGGCCAATCTCGTCCGGCGCGCCGAGTTTATGGCGAAGCAGCCTGAGACCACTCGATTGGTCGGGGAAGGCAGGTAAGCCATGCCTCCCTTCGCCGACGTTCTCCAATGGGAACACCTGCCGTTCCCCAAATCCCTGAGAGACTTCCAGCGGCTTTTCGCGACCGATGAAGCCTGCGCCCGGTATCTTGAGGGTGCAAAGTGGCCCAAGGGCTTCGTCTGTCCGCACTGCGAAGAAAAGGGCGAGCCCGTGCGTCTCGCCACTCGCCCCGGCGTGCTGGCCTGCCGCGTCTGCCGCAAGCAAACGTCCCTGACCGTCGGGACCGTGATGCAGCGCACTCATACACAGCTTACGGTGTGGTTTTGGGCCGCCTATCTCGTATCCAGCATGACGCCGGGAATGTCGGCAGTGCAGTTCCAGCGCCAGCTTGGCCTCAGCCGGTACGAAACCGCCTTCCAAATCCTGCATAAACTGCGCGCGGGGATGGTGCGGCAAGGCCGCGACCGGATCGGCCGCAACCTCAGCCGGAACGATCACGTTGAGGTTGACGAAACCTACATCGGCGGTTCGGTGCGCGGCGAAGGTCGCGGCCCCAAGCCGGATGACACGGTTTTGGTGTGCGCCGCCGTTGAGGTTCGGACTCGCCCCGCCAAGAAGGGTGACAAGCCCATGCGGCGCGGCGGGCGCTACGCCGGTCGGCTGCGGCTGGAAATCGTCCCCAACCGCACCGCTAAGGCGCTGGTCGGCTTTGTAGAACAAGCCGTTGAACCGGGCGCGATGGTGATCACGGACGCCGCGCCGGGCTACGCCAACCTTGGCAAGAGCGGCTACGCGCATTTGCCGGTCATTGAGGCGGGCAACCCGGCGGTCGCGGAAGAATACCTGCCTATCGTTCACCTCGTTTTCAGCAACCTCAAGGCTTGGCTGCAAGGCACGCACCACGGGCGCGTCGAGCCGCAGCACCTTCAAGCCTACCTCAATGAGTTCACGTTCCGCTTTAACCGGCGCTTCTACCCCTTCAATGCGTTCCGCTCGTTGCTCGGCATCGGAACCAATGGTGAAGGCCCGACCTATGACGGGATTTACCAAGGAACCTGGAAGCATCCGACGATGGACAGCCATCATGACTGATCAACCTTTGGGGGTCGCATGTTCAAACCGGATAAGCATGATTGCGATTACGGCGACAATGCCGAAGCTAAAAAGGTCGTGGCGGATTGTGCCGAGGATTGGTGCACCTGTGGGCGACCGGCGACCGATTTCGAGAACCCCTGTTGCGACAATTCCGGGACATGCGAGGCAGCGCCGGACGCAATCGGAATCACGAACTGCATCCATTGCGGAAAGGAACTTCACCAGCGCGACGGTGAATGGTGGACGCACGATGCGGACCAATACCCCAACCCGAAACCACAACGGTAACAGCAATGGGAACACCCTCAAGCCCCGTTACAGGATGGCAGCCGATCGACACGGCGCCGAAAGATGGCACCGCGTTTCAGGCGCGCATCCCCGGCCACGGGAGCGACAACATCATCGCGTGGCAAGATGGACTGCTGAACTCGGACGGCGCCGACTGCGGCGGCTGGCACTTTGTCGAAGATCAAGAGCCGCCAGACGATTGGACGGACGGCATTTGCTGGACCGTCAACGAGGACGGGAACCCAAGCACGCAGCCCACAGAATGGAAGCCCCTGCCGGAGCCACAGCAATGAGAACGCCTTCAAGACCAGCCAACTCGCCCGCATTGCATACTCCGGGGCCGTGGCGCTCGCATGGCGCCGGCGGTGAAATCCACGGCAACAGCCGCGTCGTGGCAACAATGACGTGGTGCAGCGGCATGGGTGACGAGGACGATGCCAACGCCCGTCTGGTCGCGGCAGCGCCGGACATGCTGGATGCGCTGGAAGGGCTGCGCGCGGCAACGGATGCGTTCGGGCGCGAGGTCGATAGCGAGACGCAGAATAAGTTTCGCACGGCATGGCTGATCGCAGGAGACGCCATCGCAAGGGCGACGGGTAACAGCCAATGAGCGCGCCGACGCTTCATCCGCTGCACCATTCGATGCGGAACCATGTCATCCGCCGAACGCCACGCGATATGTCGTCGGTCCATCTGGACCACGAAACAGGAGAGACGCTGACCAAGGTAGTGCTGGCGATATTTGCCGACTGCATCAACAGCGGGAAGCCGCTGCAAGACGCGCTGCTGGCGATCTATCTCAGCGGCATGGAGAACGCCATAGAGGCGAGAAAGGACAACCAATGACCGACGCAGAGAGGAAGGCCGTTGCCGAAGGCCGGGGCGTCATCAAGAACGGGCGCTACTTCAACACCGGCAAAACCTATGAGCCGGACGGTCGGGTGCGTTTCGACTTCGACGCAGCCAATGCGCGCGACCCTTGGTTCAACGGCGACACGTTCCACGGTTACGGCGATGACGGTTGCCCGATATGGAACAAGGCAAAGTGATGCGCGCTGTACAGCCAACAGAGCCGCAACGATGAATGACACGACCGCCGTCCCACGTCTCTGCGTTGTTTGTGGTGGCGATTTGAAGCCACCAGCCGGATACAACGGCATCTATTCCACCGTCCTCGGGAACAACGGCGAACAGCACTATCAATGCTGGACCGGGCCGACGCCCGCTGCCGTCCTGCGCGAACGCGAGCGGTGCGCCAAGATCGCGGAGAACCCCGGCTTCATCCAAGCGCAGGATACCGAATGGGATGAGGGCGTGAACTACGCCAAGCGGTTTATCGCCAATGCGATCCGTAACGGTGAGGTAGGGCCGACAACGGAGGAAACGAAATGACTATTGGCGAGCCCCACGATCTTACGGCTCTCATCCGCAGAGGTGAGAGTGGCCCCATCGCGAGAGCGGGCTGGGCGTGGGGCTCACCTGTCGTCATTCAAGAGCGGAGGAACCAAAATGAGAAAGCCTGAAATCATCAGCGTGGTCGATCTGTCTTGCGACCGGGCTATGGCCGAATGGACGTTGGCGGATGGCAGGAAGTGGTGGGGACCGGCGCGGGCCTACGGCTGGAACCAAATCCAGTTGTTCGGGCGCTTCAAGGCCGCGTGGATGGTGTTTACCGGGCGCGCCGACGCGCTGACGTGGCCACAATGATCGATCCCGACGCCGCGCGCGGAGCCCTGATCGGAATCATCATTGTTCTCATGATCGGCCCCGCCTTGGCCGTGACCTGTCTTATTTTTGGGGTCTGCATATGACCGAGGCAAACCTTCTCAACCGTCTAAAGCGGTTCGGCTACGGCCAACACCACGGGCCGATGGCGAAAGCGTGCGCCGAAGCCCATGCCGAGATTCAACGCCTACGGCTCGCGCTGTCGTTCTACGCAGACCCTGAGAACTACCACGCGATAGCCATCATGGCCGACTCGCCATGCGGCGAGTTCGCAGAAGATTTCAACAATGCTGATGATTGGGTCGCACAGCCGTATGGACGACCGATGCCGGGCAAGCGAGCGAGAGCCGCGCTGCTGGGCGGCCCAAAAGAGACACCAACGCTCGCGCGAGCGGCGAGATATGAAACGGAGCGTTAGATGGCGACTTGTTGTTGCATGGGACCGCAGAACGGCGAGCCGCTATGCCCTTGCCGGATGCGTGCAGTTCAGGGGTGGTTCGGCGCTGAGACTATGGCGACCTACGCAACGGTCGGCCCTGCCACTCAGCAGACGGCCCGCAAGCTCTTGCCGGAGGCCCCTGATCCTTCCTGCATCGACGCCGTTGAACGCTAAGGACCCATTGGGGATCGCACATGCTTGAACCTTGGACTATCCGCCTCTGGTCGATGCGCTGCTACCACCACTTTGAGCGGACGTGCATCGCAGACAACGAACGCTGAACTGCAATGAGGGAGGACGATATGGCTTTTGACCCAAGGGTGTACGAACGCAAGACAGACTTCCAGCGTGAACCGAGCCTGTCCGACGAAAAGTGGATCGAGCGGTTCATCGCGTTCCTTGTGACCGAAGGCAAAAAGAACGCGACAGAGGACTTTGCTCGCGAACTCCCAGAATACGCAAAGCGCGTTGCGCCCACCTATCTGGTTGATCGCAGGGATTACGTCTCCCCCGAAGAAGCAGCAGAGACTGACATCAGCTACTGGGAAAGCGAAGAATAGACCAAGCCCGCTAACGCGGAATGAAGGCCATGACGATCAAACTCAGTGATGCGATGCGGCGAGCGTTGAAGCGCGCGCCGAACCATTGGAGCAAGCTCAGCGAAGGCAGCAGCGCCGACGCGCTCCGCAAGCGCGGGCTAGTCGAGTACCGCGATACGCCCGGCGAGACTGGCATCATGGCCGGGATGCAATGGCGGATCACTGAGACTGGCCGAATTGTCGATGAACGACACGACGACCCCGACGATGACGGCGGCTGGGATCATCGCTACGAAGGCATCCACACCAACCGCAAAACGCGCGCGGTTATCTGAGGTAAGCGAAAATGAAAAAAGAGAGCAAGGGCCAACAGGTCAAAACGTTTCAGGCTCACATTCCGCAGCCCGACCTGACCTACCAAAAGGTGGTCGAGAAGGTCTATTTCCAGGCGAGCGACGGCATGTTTTCGATCTACTTGCAGCCGCACATCCTGGGACTTGTCAGCGCCGCCGACCTTGGTGATCGGTACATGCATGGCGGGCAGTGGTGGCGGTCCGACAGGATCACGGATTCGCAGATCGATTCGCTGCTGGCCATTCATCGCGACGTTCTAGCCCGCTACACCTCAATCGTGCGCGAGCAGACCAAGACCAAAGTGATTGTGTTCAACTTCAAGTGCAACGTCTCGTCGATGCACCACGTGCCGCGCGATGACATGCACTTCGCGCCGCGCCCGGCCCTCGCTCTGTCCTACGCCGTGCGGTTCAAGTCGAACGGCGTGCTCTATAAGTGTGTCGACGAAGGCGATCCCACAAGCGGATTGCGGAGATCGCACGCCGAAGGCGTCGAAATCGAATGGACGCCCGAGCGGGAGGCATTTTTTGAGGCGATGGAGCAAGGTCTTATCAGCGCAATTGATCGGCTGCTGGACTTTGAGAAGGCTCTAAAAGAAGACGCCGGCAAAGCCATTGCGCAAATGAGCGGTCGCCCGCTGTTGCCCGCCCCGACAGCACACGCTGCTACCTGACAACCGCGAGGGGAAATGATGGCTACACCGCACCGCGCTCACGAGCTTATTTGCAAGATCGGCGCCGACACAGCCGAACGCCTTGCCGACGAATTGCGTACCTTGGCCATGATGGTCGAGCGCAACGAATTGTCTGTCGGGTGCGTGGGCGGCCCAACGTGCGGGGCGCTGTACTCCTACAAGCACGACGCCGACATGACGCACGACCGATATTTTCAGGAGATCAACGCGAGCCTGGAGTCGGCGCGCGCTGTTGAGCAGACAGCCGATGCGCTTAAGGGAGACGGGAAATGAAGGTTCTGGTGTGTGGCGGGCGTAGCTATTCGGACTGGCAAACAGTCTATGACGCGCTGGACGCCCTGCCGGTTACGATGGTCGTTCAAGGCGGCGCGGGTGGTGCTGATGCGCTGGCGAAGGACTGGGCGAACTCCCGACTGCGGCCAGTCATGACCTACCACGCTGAATGGGAGAAGCACGGCAAGGCCGCTGGGCCGATCCGCAATCAAGAAATGCTGGACGACGCCAAGCCCGATATGGTGCTGGCGTTCGCTGGTGGTCGTGGGACGGCAGACATGATCCGGCGCGCTGAGAAGGCTGGCGTCACAGTAAAGCGCGTCGGCTCATAAACAGGCAGCGTGACCATGAGCGAAGAAACCAACGATCAGTATTGGGCCAGGGTGAAGAAGCTCTTGGCCGAAATGCCTGAGACGCAGCGCACTGAAATATTGGTGCGCGCTTACTACTCTGTCTGCCCGCGCGGTGAAAGGTGGGAGGTCATGGGGGATAACGGTGGCGTGGGCACCTTCGATACTAAGCGCGAGGCCGAGGATTCCATCATTGAGGGCACGGGAATGTTCGATATTTCCGCACCGTCATAAGCGACATGGGCGGCGCGTAACAACCCAATTCAGCACCCGTGATACGCTCTCGGCATGTTCACGCTGCGTAGAGCCTTCCCTCAAGATCCCGACCGCACCGACGATTACGTGGTCCGCCATGACGGCAACGACGTAGGCAGGCTTTACAAGACGGTCGGAGTCGGAGGCGCAGAGGTCTGGGCCTGGACGATATACGGCACCAGCCGCGCCGGCCGCGAACCGACCATGGATGCCGCCAAGGTCAGATGGCAGGCGGCGTTCGAAAACGAAAAACGCCCCGCGGGTTAGGCCTCGCTCTTGCCGATACCATAATCCCCCCGGTACATTGCGAGCGCAGTAGCCTCGGGGGTGTCCTTTTGCGAAACTTGGTTCACAAGTGGTGGTTCGGTCCCGCCTGTTTCGCTGTGGCGCTGTTTGTCGCCGTCGTGTGGCTGACGGGCGGCCAGGAGATCAAGTCGTTTGTCTATCGGATTTTCTGACACCACCGAGCGCCGAATCGCGTCCCTCGATCTGCTGCGCGGGCTTGCCGCCTTCTCCGTCGCCATCGCACATTTTCTGATCTATCAGAACACCGCTGCCGGCACGGCCGAAACAATTTCTATAATTGCGGTCGAGGTATTCTTTGTCTTGAGCGGATTCGTCCTTGCGCCGCAGATCGTCATGTGTGCCCAGCCGGGGAATCACCGGATGATTGGCACGTTTCTGGTGCGGCGCTGGATGCGGACCATCCCGCCGTTCCTGCTGGCGCTGGCGTGCATCAGTGTGATGGCCGCTGACGTTCGGCCGGCGGACGTCATCCGCTATGCGTTCTACGTACAGAACTTGTTCAGCCAGGCGAACCATCACGACTTCTATCCGGTGGCGTGGAGCCTCGCTGTCGAGGAGTGGTTCTATGTGGTGTTTCCGCTCATTCTGATCGGCATAGTCACGGTGTGGGGCCGCGCCAATGAGCGGGACCTTGTTGCTTTCGCCATCGCGTTCATCGTCATTGTCTCCTGTCTGCGCATGTTCCAAGGCAGCCCCGACCATTGGGGCCAGAGCATTCGGCGCATAGTCGCGTTCCGGATCGATTCCATCGCAGTCGGTTTCCTGCTCTGGCTTGTGCTGCGGCATAGGCCCGACGCCCCGCGGCCCTCCCTTGTACGCGCCGTGGCGATGTTTCTGTCGTTTGCCTTTGCATTCTACGTGACCGCGCAGATCCCGGCCGGCGGAACGCTGGCTCCTGCCCTTTTTCCGCTCGCGGCGGCCCTGGTTGGATCAACGATGATCGCGTTCTTTATTACGCTGGAAGGCCCGGTGCGCCGCTCTGCCGCGACCGTGACTTTTTTCATCTACCTCGGTCGTATTTCTTACAGCGTGTACCTATTCCACTTGGTGGTGTTGATGGCCCTGCCGCCGACTATCCCAATGCACCTCGTCATGTATCTGTCGATCCTGACAGCGCTCACGACCGCGCTCTACTGGTTCTACGAGCGCCCAATCTTAGCGGCCCGGCCCAAATACGGGTCAGTTGCAGTCCCGGAGGCTCGCGCTAACGAGGCGAGCAACCAGAGCATACCCTGACGCATTGTAGTGAGAGCCAGGATAGACAAAAAGCGCCTCACCGCTTGTCGCGTGTCGCAACAGATCGGGGTACAGATCAACGGCTGGAATTCCATTGGCACGAACTAAATTTAAGACCGTCTTCCGCGTAGCCCCGCGATCCGCCGTTGGCTGATTTAATGACTGCCATGTTGGAAGATTCACGAAGCAGACAGTGCCGCCCCACGCCGCGGCATCTGATTTTGCCATACCGAGCACGCGACCTAGAAGGTCAGTAGGTGGCGGCTTAACCTCGGTCTGCCTGAGACGTTGGCGAAGATTTCGCAGGAGCAATGTGTCTGTGACCGTCCTTCGATAATTATGCCCCTCTGCCGGAACCGGATCAGAGAGGAGACGGTCGACCAACTTTATCAACCCCTGGTCCGTGACGCTTTGCGTATCGATCAGACCTTGCGTATATTTTGGATCGCTTAAATATCGAACAAGATTTGAGTTTGCTTCATCGCCTAATGCGTCGAGGTCATTCCCCTCGACAAAGAACCACAGAATTTTTTTCGGCCGACGGGCCGGGCCGTATTCTCGCAGCGCAGCCAACATCATCAGCGGACCATTCCCTCCTAGTCCGAGATTTATTGTCCCTGCCACTTCCTTTCGGATCAGGTCAACCATGCCGCGCCCATGTTCGACGCAGGCGCCATGCACGAACGAATTGCCGAGTGCCATTATTTCCGTAGGTCTATCCCACACATCACCTGGATTATTGAAACCGTGACTGTCGCTGTCGTAGATCGTCCAAACGTCTTTTGCCTCCGTGCAAAATACTGTTTTTCTCGCCGCAATTGCTGACACGGGGAAGCGGTCATGGGTGATCGACGAATTAGGCGGAACATAGGGCACCGCCGCGATCCCCTTCGCCCTCAATTCGAGCACGACATCGCGTTGAGTGCGGAGGCCGCGGTGACTGTTCGCTCCGGCCTCAAATGCGGAGCGAAGCCCGCCCGCAATGTACGCATCCGCAGCCACGCAGGCGATAAACCCGGCCGCGGCATATAATGCGAATTTCTTGTAGAACATTGTTGGCAACTACCACGACGACCAGAAAAGAAAAAGGACCCGGAATTCGCACGGCTGACCTAACGCTTGAAATCTGCTAAATTGGGCCATGGCACCACGCGGATCGATCGCAAAGGGCGAGACCCGGAACCCTCACGGCAAGCCCAAGGGCACGAAGAACAAGATCACGATTGAGCGCGAGCGTTTGGCGATGGAGGCCATGCGCTCTGCGTCTTCTCGCAAGGCTATGGGGCTATTGCTGGCCCGGGAAGTGCTGGCCGAGGCCATGATGGCGACGTGGGGAATGGCCGAAGAATGCTGGAAAAACAAGGATGAGAAGCGCGCCATGGAGTTCACCGTGGTGGCGGCCGACATCGCGGCGAAGCTTGCGCCCTACGAGAGCCCGCGGCTTGAGAGCATCACGGTGCACAAGGCCGATCCTTACGCGGAGATGACCGATCAGCAGCTTTATTCGGAGCTCTGCCGGCGGGCGGAGGACATCGGGCTGGTGATGCCTTCGACGCCGAAGCTGATCGAGGGCGTGGCGGTTGCCAACGGGGTCGAACACTAATAGTGCCGCGACTGTGACACGGTTGTGTCAAGGCGGTGCCAATGTCTGATCCCTGTCCCCTCTGTGGCAAAGATCGTGTCCTGGTCGGCCAGCGCCATCACTGCACCCCTTTGTCGGTCAAGCAGTTTGATCGACAGAGTGTCGATCAAGCCACCCACATCGAAATCCCGCTTGCGCGTGGCAATCGCGTGCCTGAACGCGACAAGTACTACGCCGCAGACGTCCGAAACTCCTTCGTCGAGAAACGCCAGCCTGGCGGCGTGCGCATTGAGGATCGCTCCAAAACACACGAAGCCATGAAACCGTGGGTCGCGCTCGGCATGTCTCGGCGCACATGGTACCGCCGGAAAAAACTGGCCACCTGATGAACCAGCCCGTCCTCCCCGATCGCCTGGCGCTCTCCAAGTTCAAAGAGGCGCAGGACGCGTGGATCCGCCGTCTCGAAAAGGCCAAGCAGTCAGCGCGCGGCTTCCGAGACGAGAACGGGGAATGGCAGTGCGGCCTCTTTGCGTTTGTAAAATACTACTGGGATGTGCTCGAGCCGGAAACGCCGCTTGAGACAGATTGGCCGCTCGAGGCTATGTGCCAGCACCTCGAGGCCGTGACCTACGGCGAGATCATGCAGTTGCTGATGAACGTCCCGCCCGGCTTCATGAAGTCATTGCTCACGGACGTGTTCTGGCCGGCGTGGGAATGGGGCCCGATGAACCGGGCGCATTTGCGCTATGTCACGTTCTCGTATGCATCGACCCTCACGGAGCGCGACAACGACCGCTTTGGCGTTCTGATCTCATCCGAGAAATACCAAATGCTCTGGGGCGACCGTGTGCATGTCGTCGCCAAGGGCCAAAAGAAGGTCAGCAATACGAAGATGGGGTGGAAATTCGCCTCCTCCGTTGGTGGCGTGGGAACGGGCGAACGCGGCGACCGGATCATCTGCGTCTCAGGCTCAACCATGGCCGAGACTGAATTGGGGAAAGTGTCGTTTTCTCAATTGGTTGATGGCAAAAAAGCACGGTTTGTTCTAGGGTATGACCACGTTGGAAAACGCCCTCGTTGGCAGCGGATTGTCGCGTATGAAGCCAACCCAGCTAGACCTCTTGTTCGACTCCGCTTCGATGACGAAACGGAATTGGTCTGCACCGCGGATCACCCAATCTTCATTGTCGGTCGAGGCTATACGCAAGCTGCGCGCGTCTGCGAAGGAGACGCAACGCTCGCCATCCCGTCCGTGCGCGATGTGCGGAGCACCGTGCCTGCGCCGCTGCAAGACCTGCAGCAAGGATTGCAAGAACAAGCTGGACACGCGGCGGGCACTGGAGCGTGGGACGCGGCCGTGCTCGGTCTGCGCCAAGCCGATATATCGCACGCCGGCGCATTGGGCGCGGTTAAAGGGCAAGCCGTTTTGCAGCCATGCCTGCTTCGCGACGGTGAGCGTGGGCGCGGCAAATCCTGGATGGCGTGGCGGCTTGGTCGCGCTGTCGTGCAAACGGTGCAGAATGCCGTTTACGGCGAAGCAAGCCGAGGCAAAACGACGGGTCCATTGTTCGCTGCGCTGCGCCACGTTGGACCGCTGGAAGGCGGAGAAGTTTCCGCAAAAGCGCGTGCCACCAATTATGTGCGGCGAATGCGGTCTGCCTTTGGTGAAGCGGCATCGCAAATCCAGGTTCTGCTGCAAGGCTTGTGCGGAGCGAGCGCACGCCAAACGAATGCGAGGTTCGGGGAATGGGCGCTATGTGCATGGCCAGCACGCGAAGCAATACGGGAGCGGTTGGACGCCCAAGCGCAAGGCCGCAGTGCGGAAGCGCGATGGATATTGCTGCCGTCTGTGCCCGATGACCGAGAAGGAACACGGCACGGCGCTGCACGTTCACCACATCAATTACGACAAAGACGATATGAGTTTGGACAACCTGATCTCGCTGTGCCGGATGTGCCACGGCGGAATGCATGGTGGGATGGAATCTCGGAAGGCGTGGACGAAACGACTGTTGTCTCTGTTGAGCGCATCGGCTCAACAGAACCAGTCTTTAATGTGCGCGTAGAACCGGACCACAACTACTTCGCCAACGGCATTCTGACCCACAACTGCGATGATCCCCACAACGTGAAGGAAGCCGAATCCGACACGGTCCGCAAGGAGACGGTCCGCTGGTTCCGGGAATCCATGACCTCGCGCCACAACAACCCGAAGAAGCCCGTTGTGGTCATCATCATGCAGCGGGTCCACGAAGAGGACGTATCCGGCGTCATCCTCGATCTTGGGCTGGACTATTGCCACCTGAAGATCCCGATGGAGTACGACGCGAACTATCAGTTCAATGACGACGGCTCGCTGCGATCGAACGCGCTGGGTTGGATCGATCCGCGGTACGATGAGGACGATCCGGACGAGGCCGAAGGCACGCTGGCATGGCCTGGCCGCTGGGGACCTGACGAGACTGCGGCGCTCAAGCACACACTCGGGCCTTACGCCTACGCCGGTCAGTATCAGCAGGCCCCTGCCCCGCGCGGCGGCGGCATATTCCAGCGAGACTGGTGGCAGTTATGGGACAGCCCTGATGGGCGTTTCCCGGTGTTCGAATACGTGCTCGCCAGCCTCGACAGCGCCTTCACCGACAAAGAGCAGAATGATCCGTCCGGCTTCACGGTCTGGGGTGTGTTCGTTGACGAGACCGGGCGCCGGCGCATCATGCTGGTGCACGCCTGGCGGCGGCATCTGAAGTTCAGCGGTCCCCGGATCGAATACAAGCCCCGGGAGAGCAAGGATGCCTACCGCAGGCGCACCATGTCGACATGGGGCCTGATCGAGCACGTCTGCGACACTTGCAGGCGCTTCAAGGTGGACAAGCTTCTGATCGAGGCCAAGGCGTCGGGGATTTCCGCGGCGCAGGAACTGCGCAACCGGTACGCGCTCGAGGACTGGTCGATCGAACTGCGTCCGGTATCCGGGGATAAGGTCGCCCGTGCCCTTGGCGTTCAGGCGACGTTTTCCCAACTCATGGTCTATGCGCCGTCGAGGGATTGGGCACAGATGGTCATCGACGAGGCTGCCGTATTTCCGAACGGTCGCTATAAGGATCTGACCGACAGTTTGACCCAGGCCATCAAGTTCTTGCGAGACACCGGCATGGCGCAGACCGACGACGAGGCGACGTTCGTGGAGAACCAATCCGTGACGCACCGGCCGCAGCCGAAGGCCATATATCCCGTCTAAAACTGGAGGAGTCCGATGTCTGAAATCCTGATCAAGCCCCTCGGCGAGGCCGAGCAGAACGTGGTGGCAATGCTGGAGGAAACGCTGGCCCAGGCCAAGCGCGGCGCCTTCCATTCCGTAGGCATCGTGGTGTGCATGAAGTCCGGGTATTCCCACGCCATGACCGGCACCGCTGCGGCCGACCTCCACATGGGCTGCGCCAGCCTTCAGCGGGCGATCCTGAGCGAGGTCGAGGACGGAAACCGGAAGCGCGGGCCCTCCAGCATCCTGATGAAACGTTAACCGTCGCGCCGCCGATCCAATAGACCCCCCGCCCGACTTCTGATACAACCCCGTCCGTAGCGCGCCGCTACCGAAATACCCGGCAGACGCCCTGCCTTCGATGTGCAGGGCGCGCCATGGCCTCTTCCGGCACCTATACGTTTTCATCGACCGCCAGCAACGGCAGCCTTGTGCTGTCGGCTTTCGAGCGGTGCAGGATTCGCGCGCCGTCGCTGCGTCAGGAACACATGCTTTCGGCGCAGCGGGAGTTCAACTTCCTGCTGTCCACGCTGTCGAATCTCCAGCCAAATCTTTGGACTGTGACCCTCGTCTCCGAGACGCTGGTTGAGGGCACCGAAACCTACGACGTCGACGCCAAGGTCGTCATGGTCTTGGACGCCTACATCAGCCTGAACTACGGCACGTCGAACCAGACCGACCGCTATATCTCGCCCATGAGCCGCACCGATTATGCGGCGATCGGTCAGAAGCAGACGCAGGGCCAGCCCACCTCGTACTGGTTCGACCGGACCATCGACCCCACCATCACCTTGTGGACGGTGCCCGACGGCAATGGCCCCTACACGCTGAACTACTACGCCTGCACCCAGATGCAGGATGCCAACCTGTACGGCGGCGAAACCCCCAATGTGCCGTACCGCTGGATCGACGCGCTGGTGGCAGGCCTCGCGCACCGCCTGAGCCGCATCTACGCGCCCGAGGTTGAGGCCATGCGCAAGGTCGACGCCAAAGAGGCGTGGGACATCGCCGCGGCGCAGGATACCGAGAACGTCAACCTCAGCATCTCGCCTAGCATGCAGGGGTACTACCGATGAGTTTGGAAAAATACATAGCGGAAATGGCGCGTTTGATCGCTGCCGACCCAGATCTTGAGCGGTCCATCCCAGACATCATCGCCGATTTCGAGCGGCGCATCATGGCGGAATTGGAGGCGCTTCGATGAGGCCGCATCCGAAGCGCGCCAAAGTCGATGCAACGTCGCCGCGCGCATGGGCGACGTCGGACCGCAGCGGTTTCATCGGCAACCACGAGAACATGCAGTGGCAGTTCCAGTGGCGCGGCAAGTCGCTGATCAACACCAAGGTTCTCGTCTATCCGGATGAAATGGATGTGCCCCAGCGCCAGCTCGGCATCCTGATCATTCCGCCGGACCCGCCGCCGATTATGAACGCGCGGCCCGAGCAGTACACCATCGACGAACAACCGGTTTCGACGCGGTACACGGCCAACGGCATCGTGCGCGCCATCGCAGGCGTCCCGCAGGGCACCGGCGCCGCTTCGGTCATCGAGCGCATCGTGGCCGTCCCTGGAAACCTCAGCGCAGCCGATCTCGCGGGCATCCGATGACCATTATTCCTGCATCAGTTACCATTCTGGACCTTGCTTCGACCTCGGTCGCAACCAGCACAATGGCGTTCGAGGCGTCGTACACGACCGCGTCCGGCAACGCGACGACCGTGCAGGTGCTGCTCCCGCAGATCATGACCACGACGTTCGGCGGGCTGCCGACCGGTGGCGACGTCGGGCAGTTCCTGCAAAAGAACTCCACGACGAACTACGCCGCGGGATGGAGCAACATCGCGAGTTCGTTCGTGGCCGGGACCGGGATCACTTTGGCCGGCTCGACCACCGTCGAGATCAGCGTCAACACGTCCATTCTCTCGCTGTTCTCGGTGACGGCTGGCACCTCGATCACGGTCACCCCGTCTGGCACCACCTTCATCGTTGGCGTGACGGACGGCGGCATCGGCTCGACCCAGCTCGGCAATCTCGCGGTTCAGCGAGCGAACATAACCGCAGCGGCAATCGGATCGGCGCAGATCGATGTCGGCGCCGTCCATTCCACCAATCTCGCCGCCGGCGCCATCAACTTCGCGGCTACGGCGCTGCTCTCCAGCGTCCTGATCGTGCCGTTCGGCGGCATCGGGACCACGGCTCTGCCGCTCCACGGCGTCGTGCTGGGCAATGCAACGTCGGCCCTGCAGGTGGTCGCCGCCACGACATCGGGGCATGTGCTCACGGCGACCGGCTCGGCAACGGCGCCGGTCTTTGCAGCGCCTGCGATCTCCACGGCAGTTGCCAGCATCACCGCGGGCGGCGGCCTGTCATCGCTCGGCGTCGGCACCACCAACGGCACGATCTCGACCACCGGCACGTTGACGAGGGTCGTGTATCCTAGTCTCAAGACCGCGCTTTACACAGCGGTGACCGGCGATCTCGGCCAGGTGATCACGTTCTCGACGGCCGCACTGGCGACATTCGTCATGCCGCAGGCTTCATCGACGGTCGCCAGCCCGTTCGGGCCCGGATGGTTTGTCGACCTCCAGAACTCGGGCGCAACGGCCATCGTGATTGCGCCCGTCACGTCGAACCTCACCGGCGTTGGCGCCACCGGGCTGCTCGGACCGAACTCCAGCGTCCGCCTGATCTCCGACGGCACCAACTACATCCCGAACGGCGCAAACGGTTTACTCAGCCTGAACCTGCGCAACACCAACCAGACGTTCAGCGGCGGTGTCTTTCTCACCGCGTTTAACGCGGGCACTACTAGCGGCGGCACGTCGATCACGTTCAGCAGCGGCAACGGCCCGATCCAGTTCATGCGCAATGCTGGCACCGGTACGCTCACCGCGCCGTCTACAGACGGCGAACTCGACGTGCTGGTCATGGGAACCACGAATGCGTCGACGCTCACGCTGTCCGGCTTCAACGCAACCACATCGGCACCGGTGGGCGATCCCTACATCGCCAACGCGACATCGCTGTTTCTTCTGTCGATCCGCAGAGTCAATGGCTCTTCCACCTATCGATGGGCGGCATACCAATGAGATACGCCATCGTCGTCAAGGAAACCGGAGAGATCGTCGGCAGGCCGCGGACGGTCAATCCGGTCGTTTGGCCGAACGGCGACGTCTCCCACGGCTCATTTGAGGGGATGGAGTACAAAAACTGGAAAATCGTGCCGATCGAATACGATCAGGCGCCTAGTGAGTTCTACCAGGACAGCGCCGGCGGATCGGCCCCCGAGTTCGACGGCAAGCGCATCCTGATGCGTGGGCAATACGCCCCACGCGACATCACGGACGTCAAAAAAATACTGTGCCAGCGCATCGACGATGCCGCCGAGGAGATCCGTGGCAGGTCCATAGCCCATGGCATCGGGCAGTTGATGGTCTATTTGCAAAAGAAGGCCGAGGCCGAGGCATGCGCTCGCGATCCTAATCCGAAGACGGAGAACTACCCGCTCCTGGCCGCGACCGTTGGGATCGATGGCAAGACACTGTCGGATGTTGCTGAACTTGTGCTTCTCGCTGCCAAGCAGTGGGTCGAATTCGCTGCCGCGGTTGAAAAAACAAGGATGGCCGCAAAACACAACATCAACAAATCGATGGACGTCGACGCCGCGATCTCGGCCCATGCCAAAGCCCGCTGGGATGTGGGGTGACATGCTGATCCTCCCGGAACAAGGCGCAGCTCGCGGCAAGTTCCTGATGCCGCAGCGGTCTGCGGAATGGCGCCAGCCATCGCAGCGCTCGGCAATCTATGGAATTGAACGGCAGACCAGGTTTCGCCTGACTGCACGGTCGCCCGATGGTGGCCTGGTATGGCGCGGATGGTTTGATGACCGCGAAGACGCAGATGCGTTTCTGTTCTCAGCCGTTACTGGGAACCTCGGCATCGAGCGCGAACTGTGGAATCTGCCTTCGCCGTCTTGGCGGCCGTGGCTCGGGGAAACCATAACATACGACTTTGCAACGGTGACGTTTCTCACCTCACCCACCGGTAGCAATCAGGTCTACGCGGTGCCGACCGATTGGAACTCGGGGGACAACGCGATTGAAGCGTTGGGTGCTGGCGGCGGCGGCGCAAACGGCACGTCGGCGCCGGTTGGCGGCGGCGGTGGTGGTGGCGCTGGCTATTCGGCCATCGGAGATCTGGTGCTGACAGCCGGCGGCAGCGCCACCTATCAGATCGGAACCGGTGGCGGCGCGGCAGGAACTGGTGGAGATAGCTGGTTCAACGGCGCCACCCTCGGTGCGTCCTCGGTCGGCGCGAAGGGTGGTGGTGGCGCATCAGGCACCACAGGAGGCACCGGTGGTGCTGCTGGAAGCGGTGTTGGACCCACCAAAACCTCTGGGGGAAATGGCGGAAGCAACGGCGTCGCTACCCGAACAGGATGCGGGGGCGGCGGCGCTGGCAGCGTCAACGGCAATGGGGCCGTAGGTGGTGCCGCAGCATCCGGCGCAAGTTCTGGCGGCGGCAGTGGCGGCGGCGGCAGTGGCGGCGGCACCGCGGGCGCGGCGAACCGCACCGATGAATCTTCTGGCGGCAACGGCGGAAACAACTTTGGTGGGACAGGAGGCGGCGCTGGTGCCGTGATTGCATCCTCTGACGCCGTTGCCGGGACCAACGGCGGCGGCGGCGGTGGTGGCGCGATTAACAACGTCGTTACGACCCGTCGCCCTGGTGCGGCGGGAGGCGCTGGAACGGAATGGGACGCCAGCCATGGCAGCGGTGGTGCTGGCGGCGGCGGCGGTGGTGGAAGCACCAGCGCCGGTGCGGGTGGTGCTGGCGGCTTATACGGCGCTGGTGGCGGCGGTGGTGGTGGCTTCGATTCTGGCACCGGCCCCGGAACGGCCGGGGCGCAAGGCATCATCGTTGTGACCTACACGGCGGCGGTCGGTTCGATGTTCCCCGTGGCCTTCCTGCATTGAGGATATGAAATGCCAGGATTGACCTACAGCACCTACGTTTCGTCACTGGCCAACCTTTTGGTGGTCCCTGCGGCGGATCCAAATTTCCAGACCGTGCTGCCGAACATCATCGACGATGCGGAGCTTCGCATCTATCGGGACCTCGATCTGCTGTCGACCAATGTCACCAATATCGCGAATGCGGTGTCGACCAGCACGCGCATCTTCAGTCTCCCGGTCTCATCCGGAACATTCATCGTGGTCGACCAGATCAATCTGATCACGCCGGCGGGAACCGTCGACCCGGAGCAAGGCACGCGGAATCCGCTGGAGCCGGTCAGCATCGACGTTCTCAATGCGCTCTACCCGAGTTCCAACGGCTCAAGCATCCCGCAGTATTACGCGCGCTACAACGAGGGATCGATCGCCTTCGGGCCTTGGCCCGCGGCGGCCTATCAGGCGGAGATTACCGGTACGATCCGACCCGCCGCGATCTCATCGACAAACACAACGACAATCCTGTCGGTGTATTTCCCCGACCTGCTGATCTCGGCCTCCATGGTGTTCGGCGCCGCCTACCAGAAGAACTTCGGCAGCGCGGTCGACGATCCGAAGGCCGCGGTGACGTGGGAGAGCCACTACCAGACGCAACTGGCCTCGGCGTCCGTCGAAGAAAACCGCAAGAAATTCCAGGGCCCGGGCTGGTCGACGGAAAGCCCGTCGCCGCAAGCCACGCCTCCCCGGACATGACCTCAAGGACGTGATCCATGACCGAACCGATCACCACCAATAAATCGCTCATTGTGCCGAACACGGGTGACTTGCCGGGCACGTGGGGCACAGCCGCGCTGAACCCGGACTTTCAACTGATCGACGCCATGTTCGGCGGTCGCACGACGATTTCGCTGTCGAGCGCAACGACGATCCTGCTGTCGGTCCCGGCCACCACCGGCATCTGGGGCGGAACGGTCCCGCAGAGCTCGAATTCCCTGATCGTCTTTACCGGCGCGCAGACCGGGTCTGCCGTCATTCAATTCACGCTGCCGGGATTCTACATCGTCAACAACAAGTGCACCGGAACGACATCGATCCAGCTTTCCCCTGCCACGGGCACCGGCAATAGCATCGGGGCGCCTCCGGGCCGCAAGGCACATGTGTTCTTCGACGGCACCGACATGGACTACGTCGATTTGCAGGAGGTGGGATCGGCGCTCGATCTGCATGGAATTTCGACCACGCCACCTTGGATGCAGGTGTGCACGGTCCTGCCGTATCTCGTGAAGGATGGATCGATCCACACCTCATCGCTCTATCCACAATTGGCGCAATTGCTGGGATCGACCTTCGGCGGCAACGGCATCACCACGTTCGGCGTTCCGGACGAGCGCAACCGCGCGCGCGTGGGTATCGACATCGCAGCGACCGTCGGCGGTGGGCTCTCAAGCCGCCTCACAACGGCAGTCTGCGGTTTCTCCGGCACCACCATGGGCGCAGCCGGCGGCTCGCAAATCTTTCACGCACATACTCACGGCGTCGCCGATCCGGGCCATGGCCACACAGGCAACTGGCCGACAGGGTTGAATAACTACGCAGGCAGCGGTTCCGGTGTCTCTTACGCAGTTTGGAGCTCCTCGGGCGCCCCCACCACAAACGCGACAACGAACATTTCAATCAGCACAACCGGTGGCGGCGTGTCGCAAAACGTCCAGCCGACCATCGTGTCGTTCCTTCCACTCATCAAGACATAGGCATCCAGTGCCGTTCGGCTCAGTCACCCTGTTGCCGGGAGTTGACGTCACCAAGACGCCGACCCTGTTGCAGGCCAGCATTTCGCAGAGCCAGCTCATCCGCTTCCGCGAAGGACTCGCGCAGAAGTATGGCGGGTGGTCGCGGCTGTACGGGTTCAATCTGGCCGGCGTCACCCGCGACATGCATGCGTGGCAGGATCTGAACGACCTGCAGCATCTGCTGCTCGGGTCGACCACAAAGCTTGGCATTCTGACGGATAATTCGTACGTCGACATCACCCCGCGAACGCTGACGACAAATCCGACGACCGTCGATTTCAGCACAGTCGCCGGTTCCACCACAGTGACGATCCTCGACAATGCGCTGACCGCCCCGGTGACCGGCTACGATACGATCATGCTTTTGACGCCGATCGCTGTCGGCGGACTGGTGCTTAGCGGCGTCTATCCGATCATCCAGTCTACCGGACCGACGTCGTACACGATCAGCGCCGCCACAGCCGCGGCGACAACGGTCAACAATGGCGGTGCTGTCCCGACTTTTACGACGGTGGATGATTCCGCGACGGTGACCGTCACCATCACCGGACACAATCAAGCGGCCGGCGATGCCGTGACGTTTCAGGCATCGACCACGGGAAACGGCGTCACCGTGTTCGGGACTTATGCGGTCGATACCGTCGTCGATGCGAACAACTTCACCATCACGGTTCCTGACCAGGCGAGCGCGAACGGCTCGTTCTCGATGAACGGCGGAGACCCATCGATTCAGTACTACATCACGTTTGGCCCTCCGGCCGGCGGCGTGGGATATGGCCTTGGCGGCTACGGAGAGGGAGGCTACGGGACGGGGATCTCCGTCTCGGCCGCGTCCGGTTCGCAGATCACGGCATCGGACTGGACCAGCGATAACTGGGGCGAACTCGCGCTGGCGTGTCCCATGAACGGCGCGCTCTACCAATACAGCCCGAGCGGGGGATTTCTGACGGCGCGCATGGTGCCGACCGCGCCGCCATTCAATCTCGGAATCTTTGTCTCGAACTCCCTGCAAATCCTGTTCTGCTGGGGATCCACAGCGGAGAAGGCCATCGGCCTCGACCAGGATCCGATGCTGATCCGGTGGTCGGACCTTGGAAACTACGCGGAGTTTCGCGCGCTCAGCACGAACCAGGCCGGTGCCTTTCGAGTCCCCATCGGCTCCACGCTGCGCGCAGGCATGGCGGTGGCAAACCAGAACCTGTTCTGGACAGATTTGGACCTGTGGGCTGCGAACTATGCCGGATACCCGCTGGTGTTCGGCTTCAACAAGATCGGCGCTGGCGCTGGAGCCATCTCATCGCATTCTCCGCAGCAGTTGCGCAATGGCGTGTACTGGATGGGTGCGAGCAACTTCTATTCATACACCGGCAGCGGCGTCTCCGTGGTGAAGTGTCCGGTCTGGGATTTCGTGTTCCAGCGCCTGAATACCGAGTATGCCAGCAACGTGCGGGCCATGCCCAACACCCCGTTCAACGAGGTGGGCTGGCTGTTTCCATCGACCAACTCGGTGAGCGGCGAGTGCGACTCCTACGTCAAGTTCAACATTTCCGATCCTTCGGTGCCGTGGGACTACGGATTGTTGCCGCGCTCGGCATGGATCGATCAGACCATTCTGGGAAATCCGATCGCGTGCACATCAACCGGAATTCTCTACCAACAGGAGACAACGAACGACGCCGATGGCGAGCCCATGTCGGCGTCGTTCACCACCGGGTATTTCTACATCGCCGAGGGCGAAGACTACGCCTTCGTCGACCAGATTATTCCGGACATGATCTGGGGGACTTACGGCGGCGCGCAGACCGCGCAGGTGTCCATCACCCTCAATGTGATCAACTTCCCCGGTGACACACCGACGCAGTATGGCCCCTATCCAATGGACAGTTCGACCGAATACATCTCGACAAGATTCCGCGGCCGGCAGATGTCGTTCACCCTGCAGTCGAGTGACGTCGGCAGCTTCTGGCGCATCGGCCGCATCCGCTATCGCTGGGCTCCGGCCGGGAGGCGCTGATGTCAGACCCCTACAACAATACGGCAGGACCCACCGGAGCACCGCAGGAAGGCGTTTCCGTCCTGCAGAACGTCGCGCGGCAGATCGGCGTTTACGCGCAATCGATCGCCAATGCCTATCCCGCCGCAACTACGACCGCCTCGCCCAGGTCTTTGGGCTTCAACAACATCGGCACCACCGCAACGGCGGTACTTTCGACCAGCAGCATCCGGCACGGCCTGATCTTTCATAATCCGGGAACGGCTGCGAACATCTATGTTTTCCCCACTCCCATCACGACGACGCCGACGACCGCGGCGCTAGGTGGGGCGCTTCTCATTGCCACGACGGCCTCGGTTGTGCTCAGCCCTTCCCTGTTCCCAAACCTGAACGCCGGGTGGTCTGCGTTCGCCGCCACCGGCAGCGCAAATCCTCTGACAATCATCGAGTTCTTCTAGGGAAGCCCCTGCCATGCCGGACGATATTCTCAAGGGCTTCAAGGTCGATAGCAAACTGTTCAAGCAGGGCCCGATGGGCACCAGCATGGGCCCGGTGACGAGCCTTGCCCCGGGGTCGAAGAGGGCCCCCCAGATGACAAAAATGCCGCGGCTAAACAAGATTCCGCGCGCCATGAAGACCCAGCGCACAGACCGCAAACTGGCGGGCTTTGCCCCCGGCGGCGCGCCGGAACCAGACGCTTCATCGCAAGGCGATGCGCTGATCGGCCCTGTGATCTCCACGGTGCCGGGGCGCACGGATCGGCACCCGGTCAGCGTTCTGGCCGGAAGCTACGTGCTGCCCAGTTCGCATGTGGCTTCGCTCGGCGAGGACAACACGCTGGCCGGCCTGAAATTGCTCACCGAGATGTTTCCGAATTCGGCGCAACCGGCGGATGGCAATGGCGGGGGCGCTTCCGGCGCCAAGCGGCGCGCCGATGGCGGATATGCCGTCGAAGGATCGCGCGGGGAGCGCATCCCCATCATCATCGCGGGCGGCGAATTCGTGATTCATCCCAAGGATGTCATGGCCGTTGGCGATGGAAACATCGATCGCGGTCACAAGAACCTCGACGAATGGGTCATAAGTCGGCGGAAAAGCCATATCAAAACCCTGCAGGGGTTAGCGCCCCCGGCGAAAGACTGATATTGCCGTGACCGTCAACATTCCGGAGGAGGAATACTTGGCAGAGGAAGAAAAGCGTCTGACCATCACGGATCCAGACAACACACCGGTGGTGTTCGTCAGCGATCTTGCGGCGGCGGGATATCTGAACGGCGTCGTCAATCTCACCTTCGTCACTGCAAACTGGACACCGCGCGACGGGGAGTCGAAAGAGGTCGACGTGGACCTGAAGATCACGTCCCGTCTGCGGATGGACATGTACTGCGCCCAGCGCCTGTGGGACCAACTGGACCGGTTCCTGAAGACGAGCGCGGCTCCATCCGGAGGGCCTTCGAATTGACCACGGCCCCGTTTGTCAGAAAGGCCGACATTCGCGACGAGCCAGAATTGATGGCCATGTGCATGGAATTGCACCGCGAGAATGGCCTATTCCCGATGGCGGAGGACAAGGTGCGGGCCTACCTGCGGCGCGCCTTCTCTCGAAACGGTGCCGTGATCGGCGTGATCGGCGAGCGCGGCAAGATCGAAGGCTCGATCTATCTTCTGATCGGAGGATTCTGGTACTCGGAAGAATGGCACCTCGAGGAACTGTTTTCCTACGTGCGCCCGCAGTACCGCAAATCGAACAACGCCAAGGAATTGATCAACTTCGCCAAACGATGCTCGGACGATCTGGGCATCCCCGCCGTGATCGGCATCATCTCCAACGACCGGACGAAGGCCAAGGTCCAGTTGTACCAGCGCCAATTGGGTACTGCGTCCGGAGCGTTCTTCGTGTATAACGCGCCTCGTACGGGAACCGTCCCGACGCCAACCCCTGCCACGCAGGCAGTGTCACCAGCACGGCAGGCCGCCGGGTGAAGCCATGATGGATGGGCAGCAAGGGCAGCCAGACTCAGCAGACGCAGCAGCAGACCCAGCAGAATCAGCAGCAGTCGACTAGCTACACCCCGAACGAAGCGGCGCTTTCCCGCTATAATGAAATCCTTGCCGGCCTGTCGAATCTTCCGACCGGGTCCTATCAGGGCGAACTGACCGCCCCGATCAACGCCCAGCAGATGGCGGGCGTTGGCAACGTCAACCAGTACGCAGGCGCAGCGCAGCCCGGCATCGCAAATGCGATGGGTGCTGTGCAAGGCGCATCCCAGCCGCTCTCTGCAGCGCAAATCCAGCAGTACATGAGCCCTTACACGCAGAACGTGGTCGACACGACCATGGCTGCGATGAATCTGCAAAACCAGCAGGGTCTCTCCGCCCTGACCGGCAACGCCGCAGCGCAGAACGCGCTCGGCGGAAACCGCGTCGGCATCGCGCAATCGAACTATCTGACCGACCAGAACACCAAGAACGCTCCGATCATAGCTGGCATCTACGATAAGGCGTATCAGTCGGGCCTTGGTGTGGCGAACCAGCAATTCCAGCAGAACCCGATGCAGGCGGCGCAACTCTACGGCGGGCTCGCGCTGCAGGGACAGCAAGCCGGTCTGCAGGGTGCCCAGGCGCAGGTTGGCGTCGGCACGCTCATGCAGCAGACCCAGCAAGCGCAGGATACCGCTGCGCTGCAGAACTGGCTCCTGCCCTATGGGCAGTATGGATCGATGTCGCAGATCGCGACCGGCGTCGGCTCGCAGATGGGCGGCTCGGGCACGAGCTATGGAACGAGCTCTGGCACCAGTTCCGGCAACTCCGCGACCACGCCGGCCGCACCCAATCCGTGGAGTCAGATTCTAGGACTGGGCATCGCTGGGCTTGGCGCGTTTTCCGACAAGCGACTGAAAGAGGATGTCCAAAAGGTTGGCGAGCTGACCGATGGTCAGGCGATCTATCGGTATCGCTTCAAGGGCAGCCCCAAGTGGGAAATCGGCCTGATCGCTCAGGAGGTTGAGCGCGATCATCCGGAGGCCGTCACGCGCGGCGTCGGCAACATGCGGATGGTCGACTACAAGGCTGCGACCGACGATTCAGTGAAGCGCTGGCGCGGTGGCGCGGTTGCGGGCTTTGCCGCCGGCGGCTCCCCGATCATGCCGATGCCGTCCGTGATGACATCGCTGCCCGGCGTTGCCGCGCCGCAAGCCACCGACTGGCGGTCGAATTTGAAGTTTTTCGACCCCAAGAGCCATGACATGAAATTCATGGACGCGCCAAAGCAGCAGGACAATGCCATGTCCTCGGGACAAATGGCAGGCGTCGCCGGCGGGATCAAAAACCTATGGGACAAGGGGAGCGATTTCTTCTCGGGCGTGCCCGCACCGCTTGAGAACTACGCGCCGGCGCAGGACATCACCAACTCCAACTATGCCGTGGGTCCGGAGAGTCCTGATTTCTATTCCGCAGGAGCGTGGGCCGGGCCTTATGCTGACGGCGGAGCGGTTCCACTTCCGCGATCTCGTCCGGGATGGAGTGAGACAGGTTATCCGAAGCCGCCCGGCAAGCCCGATCTTCCGCTTGTCGAGGGCTATCCACCGCCTCCGTCTGCGCCGGTCTCTGGAGTCGCTAATGACTGGCGGACGATTTACGGCCCGCGCGAAAGCTATCGCCCGTCGGTCACGGAATTCGAGGTGCCGGGTCCCTACTCGGTGAAAGATCACGCACTCGCGGTCGCGCGATCGATTTTTGAAGGCGATAAATATCGCGAGATGATGGCGCGCGGGCGCAGTTCGCGGAATCCGCTCTACGATAAGATAACCTACCCGCTTTACGCGCCGGGCTTTGCCGACGGCGGCGTGCCGACGCTCTCCGGCGTTGGTGGTGGCTTTGTGCCGGAAGGCCCGGAATTGCCCGTCGACATGTTTGCCGATCGGTTCGCGGCGCTTCCGCAGGAGAACATCCCGCTGCCGCCGCCCCGGCCCCCGACAGCGGGGTTTGCTCCCGCGCCTGCTGCTCCCGCCGCGTCGCCCCCGATGGACCGCTACACCAGAGCCATCGCCAACATGGAAAGCAGCAACGACTACTCCGAGGTTGGCCCGCAGACCCGCACCGGCGACCGCGCCTACGGCAAGTACCAGGTCATGGGCGCGAACATCCCGGAATGGACGCTGGCCGTTTTGGGCCGAGCCATGACCGCGCCGGAATTCCTGGCCGATCCAAAAGCGCAGGATCAGGTCTTCCAAGCCAAGTTCGGAACCTACAAGGACAAGTACGGCCCGAGCGGCGCAGCGCGCGCATGGTTCGCGGGCGAAGGCGGCATGAACGATCCGAACCGCAAGGACATCCTCGGGACCAGCGTCGCTTCATACGAGAACAAGTTCAACACTGCGGCCGGTCTGGGTCCGCAGAACACGGTTGCCGGCGGCTCGTCGGTAACTCCGGCGCCGGTTGCTTCGCTTCCTCCCGAGGCTCCGGCGCCGGATGTTGTTGCAGGCGTTGGCGCTGGCGATGACGCGCTGCCGCAAAACGCCCAACTTGCGCAAGGACCGGTGCCGTCAGGCGTCGCTCCGCGCGCGGGCTTCCTCAACATGTCCGAGGAGGCGCGGCTTGGCATGATCGCCGCCGGACTCGGCATGATGTCGTCTCGCTCGCCGTATCTCGGCGTCGGCATTGGCGAAGGCGGTCTGACCGGACTCAAGGCGTACAAGGACGCGCGTGGTTCGCGGCGTCTTGAAGAACAGGCGCGTCTCGCCCAGTCGAAACTCGACCTGCAGGAGTCCAGGCTGGAGGAGCAGCGGCGCCATAGTCGTCAGAAGGAAACCCTTGAAGCGTCCAGGCCATTCAAGATCGGCATGGATCAGATGGGCCGCGATGTCTTCGGCATCCGCAGCAAGGACGGCAACATCATCCCGCTCGATCCGGTCACGGGGCGCCCTGTCGAGGCACCTGCAGCCATGCCTCCCGTCGCACCTGGCGCTCCGCCGCCCGCAACACCCGGCGTCGATCCAAACATTCCCATGACGGGTGACACGACGCTCCCTCCCGGCGCGCAGCCGGTGTCCGGACGCCTCGGCTTGGATGACCCGATCGCGGTAGCCTTCAACGAAACGGCGCTGGAAGGGCTCGACGCGGCAACAGCGAACCGGGTCAAAGCCGTAGCGGAAGGCCGCATGCCAGCGATGGCATTGCGCGGGCGGAACGACGTTTACAACCGAATGATCATGGACAAGGTCTCGGCCTACAACCCGGCCTATGACCAGACCGTGTTCGCTTCGCGCCAGCGCACCGCGAACGAATTCAAGAATGGCGTGGCGGGTCGCAATCTGACCGCCACGAAGACTCTCGCCGGCCACTTGGAGGATTTGCACAAACTCGCCAATGAGCTCGACAACAGCGGAGTCCCGATGTGGAACCGCGCCAAGCAGATGGCTGGCCGCGAGACCGGCATTTCTCCGGAGTACCAGGAGAAGATCAAGAAATACGAACTGCAGGCCAAGGTGGTGGCCGACGAAGCCGCCAAGGTGTTCGCCGGTTCTCAGTCCGCACTCGCCGACCGTCAGCATTGGGAGCAACTGTTCGACGTCAGCCATTCCAAGACGGCGCAGATGGCGGCAGTGAAGCAGCTCGTTCGTCAGGTCGATAGCCGTCTGGAAGCGCTCGCCTCGCAATACAACAACGGCATGATGACGTCGCGACAGCCGTCCGACCTGATCGACAAGAAGTTCCGCGACATCTTCGACAAGCTTCGCGACGCATCGACCGACGAGAAAAAGGTCGAGGCGAAGGAGTTGAACGCGCAGGACAAGCAGGCCATCGAATGGGCAAAGAAAAATAAGGACGATGCGCGCGCCAAGGCCATCCTCAAAAAGCACGGGATGGACTAGATGGCCGACGAATTCGATCCCGACGCCTATCTCAGCACGTTCAACCCGGACGAATATCTGGCGCAGCCCGCTCAGAAGCCGGCGGCGGGAGACGATGCGTCATGGTGGTCAGGTGCTGCCACAGCGATCCCATCGCAAATGGCCAAGGCTGCCGGAACGACCGCTGAAGTTCTCGCGCGGGGCTTCGGTCCGGAGGCGCGTTCCAAGCAGGGCGCGGTGGAGAGCCTGCTGAACACGGGCGCAGCGATTGCGGAAATTCCGACCGCGCCCATCCGCCAAGCTGCTGCGTTGGTGACACCGGCGCTCGGTGCCGTGTCCCACCAGATCGGTAAGTGGATCAATCCGAAGGTCGCCGCCACGGATGTCCCGCAAGAGACGTATGATCGGCTGGCGCCAGGCGTCGAAACCGCGCTCGGCGCGACGAAGCCCGGTCGTGTCAGCCTCCCCGCTGCCCCGCGCCCCACTGCGAACGGTCCTCTCGGCGTCGTGCTGTCCGAAGGCGAGATGACCGGGAGCCTGCCCCTCCGGAAGAAGGAGCAGGCTGCGTTGCGGGACCAGTCCAATCCAGCAGCGCATACGCACGCGAAAGAGTTTGCGGAGCAGCGCGTGCAGCAGATCGATGCCGCGCAAGACAAGATTGCCCGCGACATGGACCCGCTGGGTTTGCGTGTTGCAGATACGCCGCAGGAGGCCGGCGAGATGGTTTCGCAGGCACTGCGTGCGAACGCGAAGGCGGCCAAGACCGGAGTCGACACGGCCTATGAGACTGCGCGCGCCCTCCCCGGCGAAGTTCATGCGGCTGCGTTCGAAGGCATCGCGCCGAAAATCAAATGGGAACTGTCCAATCGCCCCGAGCCGATCATCATCGACGAATTGACGCCCCGCGCGTCGAAGGCGCTCGATTACATCAGCGAGCGCGTCGCCAACCTCGACATCCCCAACAAGGCCGATCCGTTCGGGCAGCCCAACCCGGAAAACATCGTCGGTGTTTCGCTGAACGGCATCGATCAGTGGCGCAAGAACCTCGTCGCCATGCGCAAGGATGCATATTCGAGCGGCAATGCGCCGGACGGGCGCGCCATCAGCGCGGTGCTCAAGGAATTCGACAACGCGGTGGACGGGGCCATTAACGGCGGCTTGTTCCGCGGCGATCCGCGGGCAGTCGATGCCTGGAACGCCGCGCGCGCCGCCCATTCCGAATACCGATCGATGTTCAAGAAGGGCAAAAACGATCCGGTCGGCGGCAAGATCGAGAAGATCATCGGTAACGAAACAAACGCGCCGGCCATCGGTTCGGAGGTGGCGGCGTTTATCGGGGGCGATGGCGGCAAGATCACGACCGAGAAGTTGGGCGTGGCCCGCAGGCTGCGCGAAGTGCTCGGCGAGACATCGATGGAGTGGAGCGCGATCAGGCAGGGCCAATGGGACGCCCTCAAGGAAGGCACGCCGCTGCGCTCCGCGGACCGCATTGAGAAGTTTCTTGGCACGCCGATGGCGCCACTGATGTACGAGCAAGGTTCGCGCGCGGCGATGCAGTCCTACGCCGATTTGATGCGGCAAATCACCGTTCCGCAGGCGTCCGGCCAATGGTCGAACAACGCTCCGTTCATGCAGCGCATCCGTTCCGTGGCGGAATGGGGGCTCGGCGCGATGATCGGTCACGCGGCCGGCGCCGCGGCTGGAATCCCGTTCGGCGGCGAAGCCATCGGCGCAGTGGCCACGATGGTCCGCCAGGGCCGCGCGGCAAGTCGGGAAGCCAAGCAGATCGAAAAGCAGATGCCGATCCTGGCCGATCAGGTCAAGAAATGGCAGGACGCGCAGGCGCGTGCGCTGAAGCGTCAGACACCCGGGACCGTCAAATCGCTGTCGTCGGCCTACAACGCCGTGGACCGCTCACTTCGGCACATGGAGACGATTGGCCAGCGGCTTCAAAGCCCCGTGGCATCGAGCGCCGACACAGACGAGCAGAAGATTCCAGGGCCACCAGCACAGGAAAATAGCGGCGGCGAGGAAGGCGGTCAGAAGGGCTTTGCGCATGGGGGTCGCGTGGTCCCGTCGAATATCAACCATTCCCCCACGGATGGCCAAAAGCAGGCCGGGAACTATGCGAAAGATCACGTCCGCATTCAAGGGCTCGACATAACCGTCGAGAACGCCAAGGGAAAATACCGCCGCGGTGTGGACAAGGACGGCAAGCCGTGGGCCGTGAGGATGCCGGCTCACTACGGCTACATCAAAGGCACGGAGGGCTCCGACGAGGATCACGTCGATGTATATGTCGGCCCCGCTCCGAACGCGCCGAAGGTCTTCGTCGTCGATCAGAAAGACGCGGACACTGGAAAATTCGACGAACACAAGGCATTCGTCGGCTTCGCTTCCAAAGCGCAGGTGATCGCGATCTATCGCAAATGCTTCAACGACGGGAAAGCCGACAAGCGCCTCGGGCACATCGCGGAGATGTCTCCGGAGCAATTCCGGACGTGGCTCGACGATGGCGATACCACGAAGCCGGTGAAGCAGATGTGGACCGGCGGTCGCGTTCAAGACGAAGCCCCGGACCTTTCTTGGGTTTCCGATGGGGGCCTGAGCCCGCATGAAGCGGCGGCGCTCCGCGTTCGCAGTGCAGCCAAACCGGAAGGCGGACGCGAGGAAGGGCTTGCGACGCGCGGTCTTGATGCGGTGGGCCGCATCCCGATGTCCATGGTGGGGGCCGGTGCTGGCATGGTGGATGCCGCGCGGGATATCGCTGCGGAGCAAACAGGACAGGCTCCCGTGCTCTCCACTGATTACGAACCGCGGCGTGTCGGTGCCGGTCTCGCGGCGGAAACCGGAATGAACCTGGTTGGCACGCCAGCGATAACTGGCGGTGTTCCGATCAGCGCACTAGGCAGCGGTGCAAGGCGCACGAGCCGTTACGGGATGATTGAGAACCAGGATGTTCTTAAGCAACTGGCACTAGACGCGCGCAACGAAGGGCGCGGAAGCACTGTAAAGGTTTACAAGGATAGCGCGGCGCAGCAACGGGCGCGCGGCGGCGATCCGGCAGAAGGGACATGGGGCCGGGCGGTTGCTGAGAACACCGCGTCATGGCGGTCCTCGCGGGACGATGCGGTTGAGGACTATCGGCGCGCAGTTTACCCCGAGCGGTACGTGACAGCCGAACCGCAAGGAACGCCGCTGCAACAGTTGTTCAATCGCAGTGACGCCGACTACTTCTCGAATTTCACTGATCGCAAGACGGGAACGGGCGTCGTCGCAGCGAACAACGCCGACGAAGGCGGCATCCGCGCCTATCACGGATCGCCGCACGACTTCGACAAGTTCGATCTGAGCAAGATCGGGACCGGCGAGGGCGCGCAGAGCTACGGGCATGGGCTGTATTTTGCGGAGAATGAGGGCGTTGCGAAATCGTATCGCGAGGCTTTGGCGCTGCGCCATAAGGGCATGACGATAGAGGGCGTGAGCGGCAAAAGGTTAAACGATCTCACGGGGGCAGAGCGTCAAGCGTATGCCATGCTGGCTAATGATCGTGGCGATATTGATCGCTCGATTCAGCGTTCGGCTTCAGCGATGATCC